ATCTAATGCTTTTTTACATTGTGTTTTTTGAATATTAGACCAATCAACCGCAGAAATTGAATCTGGAAAATTTAATCTTGTATAAATTGCTTGATTTAAATTTGCGTCATCTGTTGCTGTCCAAAAATAAACATTGAAGTTTGAAATCTTGGTCAAATCAAACGCATATGTTCTAGTGATTGAAGAGCAATATGGATTATAAGGAGAATTTTTAAAAATAATTGAACTTTGTGGGATTGATTTATTATTTGATAATTGTTTAGTATTTAAATTTCTTCCCTTGCTATATTTTTCGATTTCTAATTCAAAATCGTGAATATTTCCACAACCACATTTTAGTTCTTTTGGTTTTGTTTGATTTACTTCTTTTTCTGTTTCTACATTTTTAAGCATTTTATTATTGATATTACGCGTAATAATTGTTTCATTAAAATAAACATAAGTTTCTCTAAAATTTGGATTATTGATAATTATTTTTTTACCAGTTGCTCTATTACGGTAAATTAATACACCCAAACTTGAAGAAGATTCGTATTTTTCTGACGCGTCCATTACATATAGATAAAGGGCTTGGGTTTCACTTAAACTAATTAAATTAATTGTTAGACTTGTTACAAGAGAGCGATTTTCAATAAAAATATATGCTTTTCTAGAATTATTTAAATTTAAAACTGAAATTGTTGCATCAATATCTTTTGTGTAAAATGAATAATTATTTTTGAGATTGCGAATATATTCAAATCGAAGATAGTTCAAATTATTGAATGTAAAATACTGATTTGAAAGATAAAAGGCAATATCAGTACAGTTTGAACCAAATGTAATGTTTTGATTTTTTCCAACAATCATTCGAGAATGATATACATCAATTGGTCCTTCATTAATTAATTGAACACCGTATGTATTTACATATGGGACAGGAACTTGTTGAACATTATATAACCATCTAAGAGCAAGTGCATCTAATGGCATAATAGTTTCTGGATATCCACAAAAATTAAAAACTAGCTCCTGTGTTTCAGGTAAGAAAAATTTAGTATCAGCATATGACATTACAGTATTAAAAATATTATTTTGTATATAACCTCCGATTCCTTTATAACTATATGGTTCTTCTATTAAAACACCAGGGATTATAGTAGAACCAACACCTGGATCCATAGGATGTGCTAATCCAAACGCATGACCAAATTCATGAATCATTGTGTTATACATAAATCCCCCTTCTTGAATATTTAGTTCATTTAAAAACTCATGATTTATGCAATAAACTATTTTATTATTAAGAAACTCAGGAAAAAATTTTATATATTCTGGTCCATAACATAACCCATAATAATCAGTATTATTTAGTAAAACACAAACTATATCACAATCTGCATAAGTCATATCATCTGGGGCAGCTGAAGTTGTTCCAGTGAAAGTTGTATAAATATCTAATGCTTTCTTACATTGTATCTTTTGGTCGGATGTCCAATTAGCCGCAGATGTACTATAATTATCAAATTCTTTTTTAATTGCATCATTTTTAGTTGGATATTTAGTTGGGTCATCACTAGATTTCCAAAAATAAACATTGAAGTTTGAAATCTGGGACAAATCAAACGCATACCGTCCAGTAATTGAGGAACAATAAGGATTATGAGGAAGTTCTTTTATAAGAATTGAACTTGAAGGAATTGATTTATCATTTGATAATAGTTTTTTATCTAAATTATTTTCCTTAATATATTTTTGTATTTCTAAATCACGCGCTGGAGTATTTCCACAAACGCATTTTGGTTTTTTTAAATCAGATAATTTTTTATCTGATAAAGATGAATTGGCTAATTTATCTTCCATAATATAGAAAATATTTTAATTTTAATTTTAATTCGTAAATATCAATATATTTATTTCTATAATTTATTTATGAGTAAAGAAGATAAAGAACTCGATGTGATTGAAGAAGTTGAACAACTTGAAGATGTTAATAATCAAGAAGAATCTGATTATGAAGATGAGCAAGATGAGCAAGATGAAGAAGATGATTTAAAAGTATATGTTCCAATTTCATTAGATGATTCTTATTTTGGCGCAGTTAAAAAAATTTCATTTGAACGAATGTCTTTTAATTCTAATTTAGAGTTAGAAGATGGAGTTGAACCAGTAAAACAATTAACAAAAGAATCAGTTGAAATGGAAATAACAATACCAAAAGGAGCGATAATTGGAGAATATCAAATATTTAAAAATCAAGGAAATACCGATTCTGATAATAAAACTGGTGATTTAGTATTTATTTATATTGATGAAGACGATGAAGATGAAGATGAAGATGAAGATGAAGATGAAGATGGAAAAGATGAAGATGGAGAAGATGAATATGAAGAAGACGATGATGATGAAGATGAAGATGATGAAGATGAAGATGATGAAGATAAAGATGATGAAGATGGAGATGGAGATGGAGATGGAGAAGATGAAGATGAAGATGGAGAAGAAGAAGATGATGAATCAACATATGAATCAAGTCATACATCATCCAAACAAAAGAAAAAAAAGTATGAATTTAGTCGTGGTAAAAATAATAATTTAGATATTACATTTCCAATCTCATTAAAAGAGTATTATTTCGGAGTTGAGAGAAGCATCAAATATTTTGGAGATAAACAGCTTAATCTTGTTTATCCATTCAAAATTGATACTAATTTATCATATGTATTAAATGGGTATGGAATTAATGGAGCTGATTTTATTGTTAACTTCGAGATCGAACTCCCAGATGAAATTCCCAAAGAGCATGAAAAAGAATTAAGTGCTTTACTCGATAAAATATGTGTAAAGCATAATACAGTCGATTTCAAAAAAATCGACCCACAAGAGATAAATATTCTCGACAAGTATGAAGGAGAAGATAATAATGATCAAGAAGAAGATGAGGACAATTCAAATGTTCCATCTTGTGCACAACAATAATTTTTCTTATAATATATAAAATGATATATTATAATTCAAAATATATATATTCCATTATAATTATAATTGTAATTTCAGTTTATTTTCTTATTGAACTTGGAAAAATAACAAATGGATATATATTTGAACATTTAGATACTTCTAAAATAAGCGTAATTAAAAAAATATTCCCAAAAATAAAAACACTAAAAGTTTTTCATTTTAAAACACGGGAACCGATTAAAAGAAATGAAGTCATTAAAGATGTCCAAGAGTTTGATAATCAATTATTTGAATATAAAGATGGTGGAAACTAATCATCATCGCAACACCAATCGTCATCATCATCGAAATAGTCATCTTTTTTGATAATTGATTCAATCATATTAGATATTTCCTTCGGAATCTTTCTTTTTGGCTTATTATTATCTTCATCCGTTTTTTCCTCATAATAGTCTACATCATAAACACGAAACCTCTTTTTGGATTTATTATTTACAATTTCCAAAAATTCAAATGGATTACCCCCATTATATTCAATTGTTTTAACATCGGTTATATCTAACATTTCATTTAATGATTTATAAATGTTTATTTTCTTTAAACAAGCCTCGATTTTTTTATTTTTACAAGTGAAAACAATTGTATCTCCAACATTTATTTTACTAAATAATTTATAACAATCAATAAACCCATTATTATTATTACAGCGCTTTATATATTGAAATTTCTTTTCATCGACTTCTTCAAATATACGTTTTCCCATAAACAATAATATATTTTTTTATTTAATTGTAAGCGACATATACTCTTCTAATGTATTCTTTTTCTGAATAATCGGCTTATCCCGTCTTAATCTCAAATCCATCAAAGTCTGTTTATAATCATTATATTTTAAATCATTATTTAACATTTGAGCTTTCTGTCTATGAATATTAACATATTGAGCAACTTCCGTCTGAGGATACATTGACGCGAATGGTGGATACATAAGTGTATGATTCGTATCAACAATATAAAAATTCTCTCTGTATTTCTCGATAGTATATGGTCCACCGAATTTTTTAAGTAGCCTAGGGTCATCCGCTAAACGAATTTTGTGTTTATTTGTTTCATCTACTCCACCTGACTCCATATTAAATTTCGACGCCATCAAACAAAGTAATGAATAATATTCCCACTTCTTTGATTGTCCCCGAATGTCATGACTCATAAAAATAAAACGGCCTGCGCAATTGAATGAACAAAACACATCCCTACAATAAAAACGGCCCCTATAATATCTAATCGGAATACCAATTGGAACCGTTTCAAAACGTTCTGTACAATTAAAGCAACAACAATCCGTTGATAAATCCCATTCTTTTTTAGTCTCATCAGAAGCAACAATCATCAATATTTTTGCTTTTTTCAATATCTTAAAATTATTCTTTGAAGACTCCTCGAATCCAATATCACGAACATAAACTTCGTCATTATCAAGCATTGGAATATTTTCAGATTCATTCGAATCATTCTCTGATTGAATTTCTTCGAGCTTATTGTTTTTATCAAGAATCATGGCAAAATCACTAATCATCGAATTCAATGGTTCATATGGAGCCGGTTCCTTTAAATTCGGGTCATATTGAAGAACTCCACTTGTATCAATTTTATCATCATTTTCTACAGTTATACTTTCATCCGCAGGCAAGTGAAGAATAATATTATCATCTTCTATTTCCGGATTATCATCCTTGTATGTATTAATAACAGTAAAACTCTTATCCTTCGGGCGACGTCCTCTCTTTTTAGGAGCAACCTCTTCCTCAATTTCTTTCGTCTTTGGTTTTCTACCCCTTCTCTTTTGCGTCAAAGGATTCTCATCCTCTACAACATCTTTTAATTCAATATCCTCCTGTAATTCCATTATTCCATAAGTTGTCCATTTTCTTTAAACCATTTTAGAAAAAAATGAAAGTAAAAACACTTAAAATAATTTAGTTATTAATATATTATGAATTGTGAACAAGGAACAATCACTCTCATTTTTGGACCCGCGAATTCTGGAAAAACAAATGAATTACAACGAAAAATAAACAGGTATTTAATAATGAATAAATCCGTAGTTGTAATTCTCCCTAAAATTGACCAATCCCAAAAAGAACAAGTATTAAAGAAATACAACCTATTTTTCATGGAGTTTCTAATTGAATCCATTGATAATGATGAAATTCTTCAATCCGATGTAATCGCAATTGATAATTTACATTTTTTTCCAGATTCAATTAGAATCGTTCAACTTTTATGTAATAAATACGGTAAAATCGTGATTTGTTCAGGCCTAGATTCAAATAGCAAACGTGCATATTATCCAAATGTTATGGACCTTATTCCTAAATGTGATTCCGCCTACAAATTAACTGGCCTCTGTTCCGTAAAATGTGATAGCTCAAAGGGTATTTTCTCGAAAAATATTGACGGAAAGACGAAGACCGTTTCAAGAGAGGCATATTTAGAAAAACCATGTGGTCTACTTCATGTAATTACAGGGCCAATGTTTTCTGGAAAAACAACAGAACTTATTCGAATTACGCGCCAATATCAATCAATTAATAAAAAAATGATTGTAATCAATTATAGTCGGGATACTCGATATGATACCGAAGGAAATATTTCTTCTCATAATCGCGAAATATTGAAGAAAACATTATCCCTTGAAAATTTGGACAGTCTTTTAACAACGCACTATGACCTTATTCAAGAAGCAGACGTTCTCGTTATTGATGAAATCCAGTTTTTCCGGAATTGCTTTGATGTTATTCGTGAATTGATTGAGACTGAAAATAAAATTGTGGTCGTATCTGGGCTCGATGGAGATTATCTTCAAAATCCATTCGGTGATATTTGTAAGTTATCTGCTTTTTGCGACTATTTCCTCCGTTTAAATGCTATATGTCAGTTATCTGGAAATTTCTCGGACGCCCATTTTACAAGGAGGCTAGTCAATTCCGACAAAACAGAATTAATTGGTTCAACTGACAGTTATATTGCTGTTAGTAGAAAAATATATAATTTACCAGAACACGAGTTTCGGCGATTAATAGAGATAAATGAAGAAATTTATCATCTACAATAAATTAATTATAATTTCTTTATATCCAGTTTTCCATTTTTTAGAGTTTTGATTTTATATTTGTTGATAGGTGTCTTTCGTTTATGATTTATTTTTTGAACATTAATTGTTCCAATTTTTAGTTGTAGTAAACAGCATACTTTTTTCAATGATGATAACGCACTTGACGCATTGATAGTATATATCTTTTTATTTACTAAAACGATATATTTATTCTTCATTCCACCTTTGACATTTCCGGGAACTTCCCAATCACTTATCGCAAGTGGAACCTCTATTGAAGGAGCATCAACAAAACGGTTAATTCCATTTGTTGAAGACGCAAGAAGGGTCGATGATGATTGAGTTGAATCGACTTTATCATTTCCGACTGCTTCTGGAGATGTTGGTTTTAATAATAATGTCATACTATCTTATAATCAAAAAAATATTTTTTTGATTACTAAATAAAAATTAAGAATTTATTTTTATTTATAATTATACAAAAATTTCTTCCATATCTTTTGTATATCGGGTGACGACATTCCGATGAGTTATCTCAATTTGATTTCCATTTCTTTCAACGACCATCGGATTATCTAATACAATAATTGTTCCAATATAACCATCTATTTTTTTCGTTTCTAAATCCATCATGTAAAACAGCAAATATTTTGTTCCAAGTTCATTATCATAATAATTAAATTCTTTATCCAATTTATTGAAAATTTTGTTTGCTACAACTATTTTAGTGGACCCCGTATAAACACCTGTATTTTGACCTCTGACCGGATAATCTACAATACAAAATTGTTTCTTCGAAGCATTTGCGCGGTTATTTTTATTATTTGTGTTATTTATGTTATTTATGTTATTTGTGTTATTTATGTTATTCGTGTTAGTATCATTTGTATTATCTAAATTGGTTCCAAAATATAAATTGTTCATAAATAATAAAATAATCTTTTTTTAGAATAATATATTCTAAAAACCTAAAATAAT